TTTCCGACACTTGCTGCTACAGATATACCATCGGCATCTAAGGCTACGGTGTCTGCTGTAATTGTTACAGCCTTTACATCTGATCTAGCCATTATATGCTCCTACTTATATATTAAGTTTAATGAGTGAGTAATCCGTGGTCACATCAACTAGCATACACGTACCAACAATATCTAAGATGTCGCTTGTTGCGGGGGCTACGCCACCTGCAACCGTTGCTGATCTCACTACGTTATGGCCAAGCACTACAGTTCCTACTGTTAATACTGCTGCTGGTCCATAAGTTTGGAACCAACCATAAGCACTTAATGCCATATCGACAACGGGAACACCCATTGCTGCGCCTGTTTCTGCTGCTGGTGCAACCACAAGTCCAGACCAGGGGTCTGACATTAAAGAAACTTTAGATGAAGTTGCTATTGCTGTAGCTAATGCATCGTGACATGTTATTACAACGGAAGGATCATCCGAATGATCGTGTACTGGATTAGACTTAATTTTTAAACATTGTCCTTCGCCTGCGCCATCATTTACATAAAGATAACCACCTGCGTATTGATTTAAAGTAAGGTCAGTTCCTGCTGTTTCCACTGAAATCTCATACTCACCTGCTACAACTGCTGCAGTTGGGGCTAAATCTTGGTGATCGGCCTTTGTTCCAACAATGGTTTGAACAAGTTTTCCTGCTGTTAATGCAACACCACCTGCTAAACCGTATCTAAATACTCTGTCACCGTAGTAAAGAGTTGATCCTAAAGGAATATCATTCCCTAAAGAGTCTGTTATTGAAGTGGTACCACTTGTGAAAGGGTTGATAATTGAATCTGGATTAGATCCTTTACCCGTAAAAAAGTCAGTAGGTGCAAAACCTAATATTGAACTAGTACCAGTTGTGCTACCAATTTGGTATGCACCACCTTCTCTAGTTCCATAAGTAGTTTCTGCGCCTGTTGAGCTATTAACTCTATAGGTTATAAAACCATTTTGTGAACGTACTGGACCGCTAAAGCTTGAATTTGCCATAATTTCCTCTCCTGAAAAAATAAGTCTTATCGTCTCGGCTTGTCTGCTAGGTCAGTCGATAAAACAAAATAATTATCCTAGTCATTTGATTGTATATTAAATATTATAAAAAAAGAAGAAAAAAAAAGGGAGCCGAAGCTCCCCTTATCAGTAGTTGAGTTATAAACCCTACTGAAGGTTCAATTTAAGCACCTTGAGAACCATATACAGCTCTAAAGTTAGAATATCCAAATGAATATCTTTCTCTAGCTTTGTATCTCATATTACCTGTATCGAAATCTCCCTCTAATGCCGTAGACATTGGTGATCTTTCAAAATGCTTGAATCCATCAGGACAATCAGTCTTAATGAAGAAAGCATCTGTATCAGTTAGATAGTGATTCACTACATAACCATCAGGTAACATTCCCATGCTTTTAACAGCGTTTATATCGTTGTCAGAAGTTCCTACTCGCCCTGGAGTTTGTAGTAATCTGTCAGCAATAAATTGAAGTTGAGGTGGAACAATAAGTTTCATTCCTCTCAAAGCAATTGATAAGCCTCTGTCATCAGTAAACGTTGAAATACTAATCAACGCAGATTCTAACGAAGTTTCATTCAAATCTGCCATAGTAGTTGCACGGTTTGCTAATGAGCCACCACCACCCAGAGGGTGATTTGTTGCTATAAGCACTTTACCGTCACCACCTGTTGTATCAAACGCATTGTTCAATACAGCAGCACCTTTGATTTGCTTAGTGTTAGCCATAGAACGTGCAAGAGCTTTAGTATATCTAGCTCCTAAACGGTCATATAGGTTATCTTCAACAGCTTCTTCTGTTAATGCAAAAGCAAGTGCAACAGTTTCGTGAGTGTAACGAGAAGTATAACCTTCGTTAGCATTGTCAAATCTGACACCTGCTCCCTCAGTTTTTACTTCAGCATTACCGAAACCTGAGATTAATACTTCTTCTTCAAACGCTCTGTCTGATGATTCTGTATCAAAAATTTCAGCATGTTCTGCTTCGTACCTAGCATATTCCATCCCAAAAAGGGCGTTTAAACCAGGCTCTAGCTCTTTAGCGAGCTGACTTCTATTTATAGCCATTATTTATACCCCTGCCGCTGCATCATAGAAATGCTCGTTAATTTTAACCACAACATTAATGTTTGCGGAACCCGTTGTAGAATTGGAAGGATCTTGAGAGAACCCAACAATTCTAAATTGCGCAGTACCAGTACCTACTGTAGAAGAAATCTCTACTGATGACATACCAGTTTTAGTAGACCCTGCGACATACGTTGCCATATCCGCATTGTTACCAATTGCCGTAGTTGCGTAAGAACCATCACATTGCACTTCAAAAAGCGCATTTGGATCGTCTTCTACCATTGCTACAGCATCTGTTGCTGCTGTTGCAGTTACCCAATGCGATTGAAAAGTCGCATCTCCACTGCTATTTGTATATTGCACACCTCTAAAGACACCCAATAAAGTATCACCTGCGGCTGCTACTGCAATGCCACCTGTGCTTACCATTTTTACTGGATCCCCTGAGAAAATTGCTCCAGTTGTCCCAGTTAGTAATTTATATCCTGTAGTCCCACCATTCTGAGGACTTGAACCTAATTTACCTACTGTTCTTAAACCGAAAGCTGCATCATTATTAGCCATAATACATTTCCTTCTTTTTAATTAATTATGAAATAGCAATAATCATTATTCACGATTACCACCGCCAAAAGTTACGCTTGTTTTTCTCTCTGGTCGTAAGATCGGAGAGGCTGGGTCAGATTCTTTCATCAAATCATTGTCAACCGCATCTTGTTGCGTTTGACTACGAGCTTGAAAGTAGGCGTTTCTTTCTTGTCTCGTTTCATTAGGAATCTTGGCCAATAACAAACCACCCACTGATACAACACCTGCGTGCCTTCCATCGTCAAGCGTGGGAAGTTCAAATCCATCTAACTCATCGGCCTTAACAAGTTCAAAACCTTCTCTTAGCCTAGAAGTTACATTTTTTCTATCTTCCTGTCCAACGATTTCAGCTCTTATCCACCTGTAGGAATAGCCTTCAGGTGCAGGTGGTGTCTCCAACATTGATGGGGGTCGCCACGGTTTGCGAGCGGTACTTTTAGCTCGAGTTTCGGCAGAACGCGAAGTTCTGTTGTTTGATGCTTGCGCATCGGTATTCAATTCTTTATTACTCATATTCTTACCTTACCTTTTAATGTGTTTAGCATATTCTTTTAAAGGCACATTCAAACGCCTCGCCATGTCAACTTCGCTCTTGGTTAACTTAACTTGTCGTTTAGTACCAGAGCTTTCGCTTCTACCAGCAGGAGCTACAGTTTGCTGTATTCTCCCTTTGGACTGTGCTTCCCCACCATCGCTAAACTTATGTGGAAACTCAGAACGCATACGTTTGTCTATTTGAGTGTAATACATAGGATCATTTGTATCAAATCCTTCTTCCTCAATTAGTTTACGATGGAAGTTAAAAGCAGCCAAAGTCATAGTTTCATCCTCACCAAACCAAGCATTTTTACTTGCCCAATCTTCAGCTTTTTGGTCTGGTTTTGGGGCTGGAGCTTGGGCTTTAGGTTGTGGCGCTTGATAATTCTGATAGTTTTCAGTGGGTTGCACCGTCATCTTAGACGTAGCTAATTTACCCTCTTCTAAATTAATCTTCCCTAATATATCTTGCGCTTTAGTTACTTTATCCCAATCTTGATCTTGATAAGCTGATTTTAAAACAGCATTAGCTTGCGCACGTTGCGATTTTAATCTGTTTTCTGCTTCAGATTGATAATTCTTATTTAATTGGGAACTATTTTTCTTTAGCGTTTCATTTTCAGTTTGTAAGTTCTTAGCATATTCAAAAGCAGAATTAGCTGCTCGTTCTTGTTCACGCATTTTTTTAGTCAGCGTGGCAATACGTTTTTGTACACCTTTAGAATAATCAACTAGTTCGTCTTCTTCTTTATCTTTGACGGTTTCTTCTTTTGATATATCTTCTATTGGTG